TACAAGGTGTAATTGAAAAGTTTATCAGTGTGGCCACTAGTTTGACCAATGGATTGTCTAAACTTTGGAAATCTATTGCCGGTACAATGCTTGATGTCTCAGATATGATTGAAGATGTAATTGATTACATCAAGTATAACATCTTAAAGATGGATAGGCCCACATACGACGCAGATCTTGCCAAGTCTCTGAAAAAACAACAAGAATACCAACAAAAACTACTGGATGAGTTTAAGAAAAATGGCCCAACACCAGAATACGATATGCTTGGTAATGTAACCGGTAGTGGCGAAGGTCGCGGGCAAGAGATAGAAACCAAACTCCAGGAGTTACGTCAACAAGAATTGGCCAACGAAGCCAAGCGTGGGATTGAAGATAAAAAAGCAGCACGTCGAAAAAGTCTAAGGGAAAAAAATTACGGTAATACAGACGTGTCGGCAGCAACAGCCGCTGCTGCACCGGGTGCCCCGGCACGAAAGGGTTATACTGCACACAGCAATGAAAGTTTGTCTGCGTTGGGGCTAACTCTAGTTGGAAAAGGTGGTGCAGAGGGAGATCGGCAGGCAGAAGGTGCGCAAATATCCGACAAATTAATTGAGTTGTCTCAAAAAATTAAATCCAACATACCTGGCTGGGCTGGATTCACTGGGTTCAATGACAACTTTCATCGAGAGGAAATACCTAACAGTGGACATGCTCAAGGACTGTCAGTGGATTTTGTTCTTAATAAGAAACCCAGTCGTGAAGAAGGTCAAAGAATAGTTGATATGTTAAAAAGCATGGGAGCCAGCTCTGCTAAAGATGAATACAATGATCCCAGCAGCAAGGCAACCGGACCGCATTTTCACGCCAGTGTACCTGAAGGTAGATATGGTGGAATTTTTGAAGGGCCACGCACTGGCTATGCTGCAGTGATGCATGGTCGTGAAGCAATATTGCCCTTACCCAACGGCCAAAGCATTCCAATTGCCATTGACACTGAAAAAATTATTGAAAGTTTTTCTGAAGCCTTAAAACGCACAGCATCTTCTAGCACCAGTTCATCTGGCGGCGGAACCGATCTTCTTTCAGCACTGCTTGACATGGTGCGACTACAACGTGATCAAAACGATTTGGTCAGTAAGTTACTACAAGTACAACGGGCCTAACGGTAAATACTACATTATGACGTGGAAAAAATTCTTCAAAGTAGCTGACACAACTGGTCAAATGAGCCCAATTAGTGGCGCATTGACCAACGGTAATCCCAACTATGCAGCGCAGACTGAGTTTGCGTTTCGCAACTATGCCAGTAGATTGCCCGAAGTTTACACTGGTCACCCCAATCGTATTGAGCGTTATAATCAATATGAAAACATGGACTCAGATAGTGAAATCAATGCGTGTTTGGACATTATCAGTGAATTTTCCACACAGCTCAACGAACACAACGACACACCATTTGAAATAAAATTCAAAGATAAACCCACAGATCACGAAGTAGAAATCATCAAAAAGCAGTTGCAGCAATGGGTCAAGCTCAATAAGCTAGACCAGCGTATCTTTAAATTATTCCGTAATGCTATCAAATACGGTGATCAAGTGTTTGTGAGAGATCCAGAAACGTTTGAAATGTACTGGGTTGAAATGACCAAAGTGTCACGAGTGATTGTCAATGAGAGCGAAGGCAAGCGTCCTGAGCAATATATTGTCAGAGATATCAACCCTAACTTTCAAAGCATGACCATTGCGCAAAAGACTGCGCAAGATTACATGGTCAACCCGCCCACAGGTGGATCACAAACAAACTTATCTTACACACAGCCCAATCAAGGTGGAGCCGGCGGCGGTGGCAGCAGGTTCAGCCGAGCCATGAACGAAAGTTGTTTGGATGCCAAGCACATTGTACACATCAGTTTGAACGAAGGCCTAGATCCGTTCTGGCCATTTGGTCAGAGTGTGTTGGAAAACATTTTCAAAGTGTTCAAGCAAAAAGAATTGCTGGAAGACTCAATCTTGATCTATCGTGTGCAACGTGCACCAGAGCGTAGAATCTTCAAGATTGATGTGGGCAATATGCCATCGCACATGGCCATGGCCTTTGTGGAACGTGTGAAAAACGAGATGCATCAGCGCAGAATCCCCACAGTTCAAGGTGGCGGCGGCAATATGATGGACTCCAGTTATAATCCACTCAGTGTGGGCGAAGATTACTTCTTCCCACAGACAGCTGACGGTCGTGGATCCACAGTTGATACTTTGCCTGGCGGTCAAAACCTAGGCGAAATTGACGATTTAAAATACTTCAACAACAAGATGGCTCGCGGCTTGCGTGTGCCCAGCAGCTATTTGCCCACAGGCCCAGACGATTCAGATCGTGCAATGAACGACGGTAAAGTGGGTACTGCCTTGATACAAGAGTACAGATTTAACCAGTATTGCGAACGATTACAGGCATTGATCTGTCAGAAGCTTGATGACGAATTCAAGATGTTTTTGACCTGGCGTGGATTCAACATTGACAGCGGTTTGTTTGACATCAAGTTCAATCCACCACAGAATTTTGCCAGTTATCGGCAGAGTGAGTTGGACACAGTGCGTATCAGTGCATTTACGTCAGTGGAGCCGCTGCCGTATCTAAGCAAACGGTTTCTCATGAAACGTTATCTTGGGCTCACTGAAGAAGAGATTTCAGAAAACGCACAACTCTGGAAAGAAGAACGCAGCAAACCTGAACTTGAAACATCGCAAGGGCAAGATCTACGCAGTATTGGTGTTACTCCGGCAGGCATGGAATCTGACATCAACACCGGTGAAGAACTAGCAGGCATTGACCAGCCAGGTGGGGCGCCAGGCGAAGCCGGGGGTATACCCACCACAGCCGGAGCACCAATGGCAGCAGCAGCCCCAGGTGGAGCACCAGCAACTCCAGGCGGCGGCGTATAAATACACGATGATCCTTAACGAGTTATATCAGCGTTCGCCTGAAGCCTTCCAAGACATTGCACAAGACAACAGTGCTCCTCGTCTTGGCAACCTGCGCAAAACTCGTTTGACCCTCAAGCAACTCAACAAGCTGAGAAAAATGAATGATTTGAGAAAATATGAATTTGAACAAAGTCTCAAAGATATTCGTGCTCAATATGCTCCTCCAGCACAACCAATGATGTAATTTAAAAATTTTGTAAAAATTACAATTTTTTTACAAAAAAACCACCATAACCCGGTAATATTCTAATTCTTTTGTAAATATATCTATACATTTGCCCGTAATGGGGACAAATGAAACCTAACCCCATGAGGAGCTAATACAAATGAGTAAAAATTTCGAACAACTGATTGAATTTGTGATCAACGACGAGGAAGATAAAGCCCGTGAATTATTTCATGATATTGTAGTGGCAAAGTCACGCCAAATCTACGAAGAAATGATGGATGACGAAGAAGTAGTCGAAGCAGCCGAAGACGACGAAGAAATGATGGAAGCCGACGAAGCTGACGACGACCAAGAAGAAGTTGAAGAGTCCATGGGCGGCGACGCTGCAGACGACTTAATTGACGACGTTGAAATGGAAGAAGAAGGCATGTCCATGGAAGGCGAAGGCAACGACATGGGCGACATGGGCGACGAAGGCGGCGCTGATGTTGAAAACAAGCTAATGGACATTGAAGATAAGCTAGATGAACTTATGTCTGAATTTGAAGCTCTCATGAGCGGCGACGACATGGGTGGTGACGATATGGGCGACGACATGGGCATGGATGACATGGGCGACGAAGAAACTCTTGACGTTGAACTTGACAGCGAAGACGGCATGGGCGACGACATGGGCATGGATGACATGGGCGACGAAGAAGAAGACATGATGGAAGCGGTCAGCCTCAAAGCAGCACCAAAGCCAACAACTTCCGAAGAAGGTGGCATCAACAAGAAAGCTGTGTATGCAGCTAACAGTGGTGCAGCAGGCATGGCAGCAAGGCCAGTTTCAGCAACTGGAACAGAAGCAAAAGGTCGTCCAGCTCCTACAACCAAGGATCTGATTAGTGACGTACAAAATGCTCCTGCTCGTTCAGGTGTCAAACTAAGCCCAGCTACCAAGCCACACCTGGCACAAGCCACTGGTGTCAATACCAAAAGTCCAGTTGGCAAGGCTTAATAAATCGTGAGCAAATACCTTAGAGAACATCTAAACTTTACCCAGGCCCAAATTGAGCTGATCAATGAAGACGCTCCAGATGGGTCTGGCAAAAGTCTCTACATGAAGGGTATCTGCATCCAAGGTAATCAGCGCAACGCCAATGAAAGAGTTTATCCAACACGTGAAATTGCTCGGGCAGTCGGTACAATCAACGAGCAAATTAAGAATGGACAAAGCGTGTTGGGCGAAGTTGATCATCCAGATGATTTAAAAGTTAACTTAGATCGCGTGAGTCACATGATTCAAAACATGTGGATGGATGGCGATGACGGATACGGAAAATTAAAGATATTACCCACACCCATGGGACAACTGGTTAAAACTATGTTGGACGCAGGTGTGAAATTAGGCGTTAGCAGCCGCGGAAGCGGAAATGTTAACGATCACACAGGACATGTCAGTGATTTTGAAATTGTCACTGTTGATGTAGTTGCCCAACCCAGCGCACCCAATGCATACCCCACAGCAGTCTATGAAGGTCTCATGAATATGAAGTACGGACATAGAGTGTTGGAGATTGCAAAAGAAGCTGGTTCGGACGACAAAGTACAGAGATATTTGAAACAGGAAATCAAACGCCTGATCAAAGATCTCAAGATTTAGGAGAATCTACTAATGTTAGATGCCATCAAACCATTACTAGATAGCGGCCTGATCAATGAAGATGTCAGCAAAGAACTCAACGAAGCTTGGGAATCAAAGCTGTCAGAAGCCAAAGAACAGGTACGTGCAGAACTCCGCGAGGAATTTGCACAACGCTATGAACACGATAAATCCGTGATGGTTGAAGCCCTAGATCGCATGGTAACTGAAGGTCTACAAACAGAGATCGCTGCTGTGTCTGCTGAAAAGCAAGCACTGGCAGAGGATCGTGTCAAGTTCCAAGGCAAGATGAAAGAGTCAGCTACAAAGTTTAACAACTTTATGGTGACAAAACTTGCTGAAGAAATTGGTGAACTGCGTAAAGACCGCAAGACTCACAACGAAAGCCTAGAAAAACTAGAAAACTTCGTTGTTCGTGCTCTTGCAAATGAAATCACCGAGTTTGCACAGGACAAGAAGAAAGTTGTGGAAACACAAGTTCGCTTGGTTCGTGACGCTCGTGTGAAGCTTGAATCACTCAAAACAAGATTTGTCAAAGAATCTTCAGAGAAAATGACTCAGGCCATTACCAAGCATCTCAAGGCCGAACTACACCAATTGCGTGAAGACATCAAACTTGCTCGTGAGAACAATTTTGGTCGTCGTATTTTTGAAGCCTATGCAGCAGAATTTGGAGCAACACATCTCAATGAGAACGCTGAAGTACGCAAGTTAAACAGTGTAATTGCTGAGAAGAATTCCAAGCTCGCTAAGGCAGTACAGATTGCTGAGCAGGCCCGTGTGGTCGTCGAAAGCAAAAATAGAGAGATTCGTCGTATTCAGGAAAGCAACGAACGTGAAAGCGTTATGAGCGACCTGCTTGCTCCTCTCAACAAAGAGAAACAAGAAATTATGAAGAATCTGCTTGAAAGCGTACAGACACCTCGTCTGAAAAATGCTTTTGAAAAGTATCTACCAGCGGTACTTGAAAACCGTTCTGTAAAAACTCAAAAGGTAATTACGGAAAGTGTTAGCGAAGTAACTGGTAATAAGCAAGTTTCAGCTCAAGATGACAATCGCAGCAATGTAATTGACATCAAGAGACTGGCTGGGCTATAAGAAATATAAGGAGACTTAAATGTCACAAGAATTACTCGAAAGCCGCTGGGACGAAACCAAAGACGCTCTCATGGAAGGCCTCAAAGGTTCACGTCGTAGCACAATGGGTGTTATTCTCGAAAACACTCGTAGGTATTTGAAAGAAAATGCAACTGCTGGCAGCACAGCCGCTGGTAACGTTGCAACACTGAATCGTGTCATTCTGCCGGTTATCCGTCGTGTGATGCCAACAGTTATTGCCAACGAACTGGTTGGCGTTCAGCCAATGACCGGTCCAGTTGGTCAGATTCACACTCTGCGTGTTCGCTATGCAAGCTCAATGACTGACACTTCTGCTGCTGCAACTTCAACAGTTGCTGGCGACGAAGCACTGTCACCATTCAAGATTGCAACAGCGTACTCTTCAGCAACCACAGTATCTTCTGGCGTTCCTGGCGCAAGTCAGACTCGCTACACTGGTGCTGACACTTCGGTTCTTGAAGGTTCTGGTGGTCGTAACATCAGCGTTCAAATCCTGAAGCAGGCTGTTGAAGCTAAAACACGTAAGTTGCAAGCTCGCTGGACTTTTGAAGCAGCTCAAGACGCACAAGCAATGCACGGCATTGATGTAGAAGCAGAAATCATGGCAGCTTTGGCTCAAGAAATTACAGCTGAAATTGACCAGGAAATCCTGTTGAGC